TCGTGTATACTATTCTTGCTCCATAGAATACCATACTTGCTTTTAGTTGTACAGTCATACTGTAATTTCCAACATCATTATCAACCGTATGAGATAGTCCTGATACGGCTGAGTTAACTGTACTAGATGCTATTGTACTGGTCACATTTGCACCGTTATCACCTTGGTATAATGCCCAAAAAGCCGTGCTGTCACTACCATAAGGTATAACTTCTGTTATTACTGAATTGTGTGGAAGAGTTACCTGACAGTGTGTATTGATAGCTGTACTTGTATTCGTTATAGATTTATTTTGAAAAGTTACGTTACTCATATCTGTAGCATTGAATGCAGTTCCTGGGACATTCCAATAACTTGTCTTATTAGCCAAAGCCACTGATCCGTTTGTTACAGTAAAATCATCATCGTTAAATGATGCAACTCCTTGTTTTATATCCGTAGCTAACGGGCTTTCTATTCCGCTAACTTGTAATACTGTAGATGTTCCACTTATTACACTACCAGTTACTAAATTATCATCTGTAGAAATAGAATTAAGTCTGTCAACTATTGGATTTAGTCCACTTACTCCAGCTGCGCTACCTGCGATTGTTCCAGCTGTAAATTGAAGCCCTGAGGCGTATTGACTAAATAGTTCTGCCATGATTATAAATACCTAATTTATCTTTTATATATTGAGATTAATGTTATATATCATTAACCTGAAATAAAAAACTTAACTGAATCTTGTATTTGTAGCTCTTGTTCACCATCAAAGACTAGACTACCGTTTAATACTTGTCTGTCTAACATTACGTTTCCTGAGTTAAAGGTACCAAATTCTCTCAAAATAGTGCCTGAAATCTCGAATGGTGTAAAATTAGCAATAAAGTTCGTTGTTGCTGGAGTTGTTGTGTCTCTAGTATTTATTTGATTTCTGTCTGTTTCTACTCCTAGACTAGTTTGACCACTTGCGTATGCTACTCCGCTTGTACCTATTGCTATGTCTGTAGGGTTTGCTGAACCAGCTAAACTTGCTGCACAAATATCTAATCCACCTGTTACTATTCCCATGTTCCTCCTTTCAAATCTCGCTTCCGTTGACAAATACGGTACTTCCTGCACGCATATCTCCCAATAAAGCGGATGGGCTATTTAGTTGATCGTGTCCTGGGACATGAAAATAAAATGCTGAGCCTATACTTCTGCTCACTACCTGAGTTTCGTTATATACTCCTACTACAGAGCTTCCTAGTTGTACTTGAGTAATAGAACTATCTGTTTCGGATGCTTCTAGGACCCTAAGCCTAAGTATTTGTTCTTTGACTATATCTAAGAAGTTTGATATTTTACGATTTACTCGTAAGCTTAATATCCTATCTGATTGATTATTTGTTGGATTAAATTCATATTTTACGTTAGTTATAGCGTAAGTTTCGCTATTTTGTTCTTGGTCTGGTAAATTTACTACTACAGTATTTCCGGGAATTAAGTCTATTATGTTTTTTACATCTATATTTCCATTTACTTTTGGGTCAGAGTTTTCGTTCAAAAATGTTTGCGCTCTTAGTGATGCTTCATTTATGTCACGAATGTTTCTATCTGTTATTATTTTATGCTTAGGGAAAGGAGATGCACTTTGTCTAATTGCAACTAATGGTGTACTTCTTTGATAATCTACTATCACTACTGTGTCATCTGGTTGAATATTGTCGCCTGCAGCTGTTCCACTAGTTGTTACTATTTGTCTACCCTGAAAATCTACCAAATATTTTGCGTTTTTAGTTTGAGGGTCATCTATGTTTATTACTCCACCTGGCTGAAGAACAGTGTTAGTCGTACCACTAATTGTAACTACAGGATTAAATGGTTTGTCGTCTAATATATAAACAGACCCAGTATTATCTGTTCCAGTAGTGAATATTTGTTGAGCACCAGTTAGTTGTCTATCTCCTTGAACTGTTACTTTATTAAAAACGTCGTCGTCAGAAGTTCTAAATGTTGCTGCTTGCACGTTTGTATTATCAAGTGTTACTCCAGAAGATGTACTATTTTTTTGTTCAAAATGTAAGTCTTTGTCTTGGTCAACATAAAAAAAGAATCCTGCTATATCAGCCAATTGCCTAATGGCATCAAATACTGAAACATTACTAAAGGTTATTTTGTCTATTGTGGTTGTGGTTACGTTAACATTATTTGTTGTTATTAGGCTTTCAGAAATATTCTGTGACATAAGTGAGTTTACTATTTCGCTAACTTCTGTATCCTTAAATATTCTAGGAAACACGAGAACATCTTGAAGAACTGCGCCATAGTCTCTACCTTCAAGAACTAGCGTAGTTTTAGTTCCACGACCTCTAAATGTTTTGTTTTCAATTATACCTCTAAATATTTTAGTTGTAGGTGGACTATCTATATCTGCGAAAATATCTATTGTGTCGTCTATATTGAAGTCATCTGTATGTCTTCCATACGGACTATCCATACTTAAACTAAAAGTAGAAGTAGTATTTTGTTCAGATATAGAACGATTTATAGTAATAGACTTTGGGTCTATAATTTCAACATCGTTAGATGTTATTTTAGTATTGGTTGTCATCGTCTAATTGAGGAGTTTAATTGTATTGCCATAGCTTCTGCCATATCGTCTGGATCTGTTCCTTGCACTTTATCGATTGATATGTTAATTACGTTTTTTGGTTCTCCCAGTCTAATTGCGTCTTTTTCTGGAGTTTCCAATATAGATTCATTTCTTACTACTTGCTTTGATTCGACTCCTAAAGTTTTTGCTATTTTTCTACCGAATCCACCTTTAAGATTTCCAAAGAACCTATTTATACCTATAGATAAGTCAGCTATAAAGTCTATAATTGGTTCCAACAATTTCATTAGTAATTTTAATCCAGCTACTAAAATGTCTAATACTGGCTTAATAGAAATTAATGAACTTTTCAGATTCTCTCCAATTAAGTTCGCTAGTATTTTAATTATAGGAAGCAATGGGTCAAGTATCTCAAATAATGCATCAAATAATACGAATGTGATTTCCATCAACGGATCTATCAATGGGCTAAGCGCATCGAATAATCTCATAAATACATCTGCTGTTTTAAGCAACATCTCAGTGATTCTTGGTAAGTGTGGAACTAAGCCTTCTACTACTTGACTAAGAAATTCTCCAAGTACTGGTATAATTGGTTGTAACGCAGGCAACACATCATCTAAAAAGCTATCTGCAAGTTTTCCTACTACTGGCAATAAAGAAGTTCCTATTTCTCTGGCTGTTATTGTTAATGTATCTTTTAAGTTAGAAAACCTACCTTGAACTGTTTTCGCCTGTTTGTCCATTAAGTCAGCAAAACGACCTCCTTCAGAAGCCATTTGGTTAAACGCCTTTAATACTAAACTAGTTTCAATTTCTCCGGCACTAATCATTTCTTGAACTTCGCTTGTTGTTTTTCCTAAACTTTTTGACAATTCTTCCAATATAGGAACACCAGCAACAGCGAAATCTCTTAATTCTCTACCAGTTAATTTTCCTTGTGATTGTACCTGTCCTAAATTAAGAATAAGTCTTTGAAGTCCTTCTTCTCCTAATCCTAAACCAGAAGCTACGTTTCCTATGTCTTTAAGTGTAGGTAATACGTTCTCTGCTTCGAACCCCACAGCTAATAACTGACGTGCGCTTTTTTCTACTCCAGGAAGTGTAAATGGAGTTTTCTTTGCGAAATCAGTTAAATCTTTAAGAAATACTCCTGCTTTTTCAGCAGATCCTAACATAGTAGTAAATGCTACTTCTGTCTGCTCGAAGTCTCCAGCTATTTTTACTGCCGTAGTACCAAGCGCTGCAAATCCTGCACCTGCTGCAGCTAGAGCTGTCGCTCCAACTTTAAATGTATTACCAAGAACTTTCATTCCAGTATTTGCTTGCTTAAAAGTATTACTAAATTTGTCGATAGCCTTGATAGTTACTGCAACTACAGCACCTTGACCTATCGCACCCGCTAAATTAACCATTATCTCTTTTTATTTTTACGTTCTTGTTTCTTACGTTCTCTTACGTAATCATTGAATAAACCGACAGCTGCATTGTAATCAGGTAGAGTTAATTTTCTAAGATCTTCTAGAGTCCAACCATAAAATTTACAGATATTTAACTCTGATTTTCTACGGTTGGTTTCTGAAAATCCGATAAATCATTAACTTTGTTAACTTCTTCCTGTAGTCTTAATCCTTCCTTTAGACTTAATCCTTCTATTTCTTCATCAGTTAAACCTAATGAATATTTAAGCATACGCTTAGCTACTTCTGACTTTTCAAGTCCGTCAAATTCTACAGCTTGAAGATAAGTTATCTCTTTTGCTTCCAATTCTCTGTCTTTAAACTTAATCATTGTTTCCTCCTTACAATTTTTAACCCACATATAGGACATTTGTTTTTTGGTACAATAAACCATCTATATGGCAAATATACTAAATTATGTCCCAACATTCCGATGGTAAAAAAAATACCCCAGCTAAATGGGGTTTTTATACCTTGTACTTGCTTTTTACACTCAGTACAATATCCTCTCATAGTCCCAATATAGAAACTACAAGGATCTTAATCAGCCAAATAGGAAATAGGATAGCTACAGCTGCCCATAACATTCCGCCGATTACCGATATAACTTCTTTTATCATCTTTGTTTCTCCGTTTAGTTTGCCCGAAGGCGATTAGGTCAAAAATTAATACCTAATATAAATAAATAGTTTAACTATTTAAACTTTACCATGGATTGTATTTAATCCCTGCTTCGCTTGATGTCCATTCTTGAGCACTTAGACTCTCATAAGCGATTTCAACAGTAGATTCAGTTACCCCCTCATTAGCTGAAGGATTTTCCATTGAAGTAACTCTACATCCTGATAATGTAAATATAGCGTGTTGTGAACCAGTCGCATCAACATCTTGATTTAAATCGAAAACACCGTTAAATTCAGTATTTGTCTTGTATAAATCCCTGTATAACTTCTTACCATCAGATGCGCTTAAATCTATAGTTACACTTAATGTATTTTCTCTGTTTCCAGGAAATGGTGTACTAATGTCTCTAGATCCATTTAAGTAATGAGGTGCTTCCATATTGTTATTAATAGTTAAATTAATTTCTTTGGCTGTTTCAATGGATTCTCCGTCTAATGTTAGACTTGCACTGCTCCATAAGTAAGGAGTAGTTGTGTCCTCAGTTATACTAGTAGTAGTACCAGAACTAAATGTAAGAGTTTGTCCTATGTATTCTGTACTTACAGTTATTTTTTCACCTTGAGTTGCTGTAATCTCAGTACTATTGGCTACTACACCATTAATAGTTCTAATGAAATTAGCACCTGTACCTGGAGTTTGTTTACTATCTTCCAATGTGAAACTTCTAGGTGGACATAGTGTTCCACTTGTAAATGCACTTTGAGGTTCGTCTGTTTGTATTTCTGTTGCTTCGTGTAAAACGTTTGTTCCAGAAGCTCCATCTGTTACTGAACCAATAGCTGCAAATACACCTAAGAAATTCTGAGGATTATATGTAAGAGTTCCAGTTACATCCCTAGGTCCTTGGTCCATTGTACTAAAAGATCTAGTTGCTGTACCTAAATATCTACCTTCAATAAGATTCTCTGCATCGTCTATTGAATTTTCTGTTACTTGACCGATCCAAAATGCTGCACCTGATGAGTTTGAATATGTACCAGACTCATGGGTCATTGCTACTTTGTTTTGATCGTGAATATATCTTCCCATAATTTTACCTCCTTACATTAGTTAACGTTAAAAAACGAGTATTGAACTGTGATTACCCTCGATTTAGTTGCATTTTCACCGTCTTCATCTACCTCGACGGCTGACAATAATTGAAAGTCATGAAGATTATTATCGATAGAACCACCAGTAGAAAATTGTATATTTCTTAATCTATCGAATATTTCATTATATAAATCATCTTTTGTCTTTTCGTCTAGAGCCCAAATTCTTACTTCTACTGGGACCACTATATCCATTGCTGTAGTTTGCATTCCTGCTCTAGTTGCATTTACATTTGGAATCTTTAAAGTAATAAGTGGGTAAATTACATTTCTTTTTGGATAAGATGTCATTACAAATGCACTATTTCCTTCACGAGAATCAGATTTAGGATCGTCTATATTATTGGACAAATCATTCTTAATGAAGAACAATACATCCGCTAGGAAATTACTTACTGTGACAGCCATCTTAAATTTTACTCCAGCCGGAGCATATTATAAATAACTTATTTATATTTAAATAAGTTGAGAGATTTGTTATATATCTAAAGCTTGTCAACATCTTTTTGTACTATCTGTTTAATTTTCTCTGCGTTCCTATCTTTAGAATTATTGAAATGTTTACGTGCTTTTAGTCTGCTTGTACCGAACTCTAATCCTTTAGCATAAGATAAGTCTGTGAATACTGCTCCATTGTCTTTAGTGGTAACTAAATCTACGCTATTTAGAAATCGCCCAGTATCTACCGATTTTGGTTCAGCTCTATTCCCAGCAATAGACAACTTTACTTCTCCTTGTAAAAATATTGTTGCATCTTTTATTGCTTGAGGTATTAAAGAATTAGACAACTTCATTTGTTTGTTATCAAGAAATCTTTTTGCCTCTTTTGCGCCTTCAACTATGACGCTTACCATTAGAAAGACCCACCTTGCAGCAATCTTAGATATTGTCTTTTGTATATTTGTTCTCCGCTTACCTCTGGAGTATATGCTCCAATTGGAATAGTGGAATAAATTTCACCTGTAGGGCTTCCTATTTGAACTTTAATTGTTTGGTTTAGGTTACTCATAGATATAGAACCATTTACGTACAATCTTTTATCTTTATTTTGCAATTTTCCTTGCTCTAAAAGAACCGAGTCCTCTGAGCCCTCCCTATTGTTCATCGGCATTACTACCCCGCTGACCCAGAGGTCGGTTCCACTTTGAGTTAGATTTTGATCATTATCATAAACAGAACCAATAGTATTATCAAAATATCCTATCTTCACAGAAGTTCCTGCCTTTTCTAAGACATAACTAAAACCAGATGCGAACTCATCGCTTACCATTAGCCAATACTCCTAGCAAAGCTTATTTTTCTTCCTAAGTTACTTAGAGATAGTTGTGCTATTTGTCTTAATTGGTCTGATATTGTTTTTTTGTCTGATTCACCTATTGTTAATTCTGCTAATCTAATATCTCCAGAAGTATTAAAATCATTAATAGATACTACGTTAGATTTAGCTAAATTAATAATTGCAGGAACATATTTTTCATCTATAGAATTTGAATCTATTGCTTGACCAGTATAGTTTACTACCTCTTGTTTTGCAGTCTCGACTATCTGGTTCATATTGCATGTTACCGCACTACTTAAACCAGAAGAAGTCTCTTTAATAAAAGTAGCAATACGCTCAACGCTATCTAGTGCGTCTGCCATTATGCTCCTGAGGTTACTAATTGACCAGCGCTGTTAACTTGTACTGGAATTGCTGTAGTTCCACTAAGACCACAAAGTAAAGATAAGCTTACTGCGTGAGAACCAGTATCACCTAGAACTGTCCCAGATGCTGTAACAACTGTATATAAATCTGCTGCCATTTAACCTCCAAAGATTTAATTAAGCTACTGAGCCCGATTTATTCCATGAACTTCCAACGGCAGGTGCTTGGTATAATTGCTGAGCTTCACCATCCCATGCTACTTGATAAGCATAAGATGCTTGAACGACACCGTCAGGACTACCTTGAACATTTAGAATATCTCCAATGTCAAGTCCTGATGCTCCAGCTGCACCTAATCCTTTCGCCAATCCTGGCTTAGTTCCTTGTACTGTACTTCCAGTCATTTTTGTATTACCTAATTTAGTTGTGCCTTGCGGCGTGGGGGTTATTGATTATAGCAGAAGCCCCAAACTGCATTATATTTATTACAAATCTACAATTAAGTAGTTGTTATCTTGGAAACCGCTGTGCTTCTAAGTAATTGAACATCAATTCTCTGTGTAATAACTGCGCCACTCATATCATAAGTTGCTAACTCGAAATTATCTACAGTGATGTCTCTCTTGATCGCAATACCATAAGCTTCACTTCTATCTAATACATAAGCATATAATTTATGCGATGTACTAGGTGCAACCTTTGTACTGTTAGAGAATCTTGCTACGTTCATTCCGTAGATTGAACCAACAAATCCCTTATCAAGCATCTCTCGACTACCAGATTTATCTGCTTCTACAAATGTATCAATATTTCGTAAATCGTTTACTACTGAATTTCCTACTAGCATATCGCTAGGCACAAAATCAGCATTTTCGATATTCTCCATAGCTTCAGTGATATTCGCAATTACAATTTGCGCACCACCTGTAATAGTTGTATTAGCACCATCTAGTGCTGTCAAGACTAACTTAGTTTCATTTTCAGCAAATCTCTTACCTGCTAAACGGATGTTTCTTTGGAATAATTCAAATTGAGAATCTTCAATCATCTCTTTTGTAATTCTTACAGCTACACCATATTTAACTGGTGTGAAAGTTGCAGTCTCGTATCCTTGTTTGTCCAAAGGTACTTCTGCGCCCTCACCTACTTCCCTAACACTCATAGTGTCAATTTCGTCTAAGTTTACAGTGAAACTAGAACCTTGAATTTGACTTGGTCCCCAAACATTTCTAGCCATTTCTCTTGGGATAAGAGCTTTGTCTCTTTCCGCAATCAATTCAGGCATGATTAGCTTAGGAATTAATAAAGTACCAGGATTTCCATCATCAGTAGAGATGTATTCTTGAATCTTATTAAATGCCATTATAAGTTAAGCGAAATAGGAGCGAAATTATTTGTTCCACTTGCTGCGCTAGCAACTGCTCTACCAATTCCATTTACATCAGAACCAGAAAGTACGTTTGTAACACCTGGAATAGTACCAGATACAAACTTAACTTCTTTTCCTCCTGTAACAGAACCAATAGCTCTCATAGGGTAAATACCTCGAGTTGCATAATTAATGATAGCACCAGAAGCACCATCACTTACACAATAACCTAAAATATCTTGAGTTGATGTCTTTACAACAGCTACTTCAATATCTGAGGTTGCGAAACTACTTGAATCAGATCCAACTTTTCCATTAGCACCAGAGAAAGTTACAAATTCTCCACCTGATACAGCTTCTCTAGCTTTAGCGCTCCACGAACGTGGGTTTGCACCATCGCCTAAGATTACTGCTCCTAGTGGGTTTAATGCTACCATCTTTACCAGTGATAAGAAACGGACTGACCTCTTAGACTTCCATGTCCTTCAATAAATTTATATTGTGATTCTTCTACATCTTCTTCAGGTTCAGCGTTAGCTTCCTCTGCTTCTTCTGTATCTTCCTCTTCCTCTTTAGCTTCATCAGCGTCAGCTTCTTTAGCTTCTAGAGCATCAATCTTTGCATCTAATTTGTCCATTCTGTCTAAGATAATTTTTAAAGCATCTTGAGTTTCAGCTCCTTCTTTAGATTCCTCTTCAGATTCAGATTTCTCTTCTTCTTTAGATTCCTCTTCAGGCTTAGATTCTTCCTCGGATTTAACCTCGTCCTCTTTTACCTCTTCTTCGGAATTGATAGGAGCTTCCTCTTTTACTTTTTTATCCATATTTCTTGTCATACCTCCTTTCATCTGTTTCAAATCTGATTTAAGTGCTTGCTGTATTGCTGTTGCAAATGTTGCACCGCCGTCTGCTGGTACTGCAACCAAGCTTAATTCTTTAAATTGTATGTCTCTAACTATAATACTTCCATCATCTGATTCTTCTACTGAACCTGCCATTGCCCCAACAGAAACGGAATTAAGTAATCCTTGTTTAATCATTTTCTTGCATTTTTCATCTACTACCTTAGCTTTGAAATCTATCTTTTGTGCAGCCTCATTGAATGTTCCAGAAATAACACGACCTTTAATTGCACTAACTTCGTTTCTATGGTCTTCTAATAATGGTACACCGGTTAATCCGTTTGCTGCTGGTCTTAATTCTTCTACTAAAAAAGTATGACCATTCCCAGTAGTTGTCGCATTAATAGCTGTACCTTCGATTAAGAAATCTCCGTTTTCACCAAAACCTTCACTAATGTCTACTTGATAGTTTAATTCTAATGTCATATAAATAAGTTATGTATTTTTATATATAAATATTGAGAGACGTGTTATATATCAAGTCTGAATATTAACTTAACGCTAGAATTAGCTTGACCGGATACTATTACATCTAAACTTTCGTTTAAACAGAACCTGTCTAACTGATTCATGTTCATTACTTGCTCTTGTCTAGCTGGTTGAGTTTTAGTTCTTGGTGCAATATATTCAATTCCGTCTATTGTCTTTAGTAATATTGGATAACCTAACTCTGATTTAATTGTTACGTCTATTTTTGAATCAGTCTGTATTATTATGCAATTAAGCTTACCATTTAACTTTGGTGTACCGACAGAATTTTGACCATTTCCAGTTGGAATATCTAAAACTAAAGAGTCTTTTATTTCTTCATAACTTTCTATTTCCTCTTCAATATTAGTGGACATTTGGCTTCTCCTTAAAATCTACATTTACTAGTATTTGTCGTCTTCTTGTTGTTCCTGTACGTTCTCCAGTTATACCCAAATTAGATAGCTTTTCTCCTTGTATATCTGGGTCTTCACCTTGGAACTGATTTTCAGATGCACCAAATTGTTGTTGATTTTGAGAGTTGACTCCTACGTCTGAACCGGTATAGTCTAACCATGGTCCAATGACTGGGACTACTTCTGTACTTACTGATTCGTCTCCTTTTCTTAAGTAATTAATATCTCCAGAATGAGGCTGTCTTATGACTCTCTGCCTTGTTGTTTCGTCTATGTAAATCATTCTCTTATTTCGATGTTACGCATTTCTTTGAGTTTGGACTTTTCTTCTTCAGTTAACCATTTCTCTTGAAGCTTAACTCTTTGTATTTCTCCGTCTTTTTCATTTAGGATTTTCATTCTACTACTCCTATAATTGTGGATCTACAATTGACATGCATAGGAGGCATATTTACTCCGGGTTGTCCATCTTTTAATTTAAATATCCTACCATTAAGACTCTCACATATTTCTGAAGTTCTATCGTCTATGGCAGCTAAGTATTGATACTTTTTTACGTTGTTTTCTTCATATAAGCTTTTTAATCCTTCATTTGATAATCTAACAGTCTCAGTACGAGCAATCATATTTGGTCTACTCTCAGCTTTGGCTGTTACTTTTGTTGTGTCTCCAACTTCTTTTGTTCTATCTTTAAGAGGAATCGTTTCGCTTATTTCTTTTTCTATTTGCCTGATAGTTTTATTTTTCTTAAATCCTTCTCGCAATACTATTCTTAGTTTCTCTATTTCATTTTTCGGCAATAATCCTTGAGCTATATCTAAATCATTTTTAGCCAATAAGTCTTCGAACTTATCTACTTTTAATTTTTGTAAAATCTTTATTAGGTAATCTGAATAGTTAAATCCTTCTAATTCTGTGATGTTTACATATTCTCTGATTGTCATTTCGGCTGCTTCGTTGTTTGTTAAATTTTCTCTAAGTTTCTTGTCTATTGGCTTTTCTATTATTTTTTCTTGTTTTGCTTTGGCTGTTGGTTTGGCTCCAGGGACTTCTGGTTGAGGTATATCTTTTTCTTTTTTCTTGACTACGCTATCTTCTTTTTCAGGTTTTTCTTGTTCTTCTTGCTCTTTTTTCTCTGCTTCCATGTCTGCTTCTGCGTCTTCTGGCAGAGGCAATACCTCGTCTAGTCCTTCTAGTTCTAATACTCTAGCCACTTCTAATTGTGCTCCTCGTCTTAATGCTTCATCCATGAATGGATTCTGTATTATCTTGTTTAATTGTTCGACTCTCTTATTTTTTTCTTCTTCGCCTGGAAGATTCCAAAGGAAGTTTATATCTCCTGCTAATCCGTCGCTTTCTACTTGTTCGAATCCTTTTACCTTTTTGGTTTTTCCACTTTGAGCTGATAATAGAGGTTTGAATATTTGGTTGACTATTATACTTTCTATTTCTTTTCTTATAGACATAATCTTTCTTTGCCAGTTTTCTAATTGAACCTTAGCTAAACCCTCAGGAACATTTGCTTGACCCATAAGTACTGCTGGGATTTCCATACCTGCACTAATCATTTGCAAGTCGTGGTCTATTCCTCTATAAAGTGCTTCTCCTAATGGTCCATAATCGATTACTTCCATATCTACGAATTTATCTGTAACCCAGTTAGTAGAATTGTTCATGTACTGAAGTGATGATTTAAATTGGTTAATTACTTCTGGATCTGTTACTTCATCATCTTTACCTATCTTAACCTGAAGTGGTGCATTAGCTTTACGAGAAATTAATTTGTTTGCATCTTCTTCTTTACCTACAAGACCTTCTATTATTCTTTCATTTGGATATAAAATACCAATACCATAAGGTTCGTTTGCCACTTTATTTAACTTAAGATGTGCAATTCTTTCTGGTGTGAATGGGATTATCTTTTTGTTTTTATTAGTTCTGTCATAATTAGTGAAGTCTTGTTTCCCGTTCCATTGATTATATTGAAGCACTTTCCCTTTATTGTTTCGCTTAACATACATGTTGTTTGCGTTTACTGCTTTTACTCTTTGGTTTTTTAAGTCAATCTCCATGAATCCGTTTCCTTTGGTTAGACCTTCTTTAATCCACTCTCTAAGTACTGATGTAAAATTAGTATTCTTTACGAAGTCTTTTAGTATGGAGTCTGCGTTTTCATTGTCAGAAGAAACAGTAAAATCTCCGACAATTGCCTCTTTTATTTTGTTTATGTTACCGCTAACTATTCCTATTTTTTTGAGAGCTTTTTCCATGTCTTCAAAATCAAATGGATGTGCTGCTCCTAATCCTTTAGGGAATGTAACTTTTTTATCTGTTACAGTGCTTCTGAATTTTTGATTAACATTTATATTTCTTAATTTATCCTCTGCACTGACTGCTATAATTCCCTTTACGTTCTTCTTTTCTTCCATAAAACTATATGTTGTTTTATCTTTTATAGGTTGAGATTAATGTTATATATCATAGAGTTGATATATATGGTTTGTAATTAGAACTCAATTCGAAATACATTCTCATCATGAATGCATCTCCATAATCAGGAGATCTTCCTAATTTTTCTTTGATTTCTTCTTTGCCGATTAGTCTTATCTTATTTTCATCTTTGTCTATGTCTTTTTGTGCAACTTGCTCTAGGTCTTCTATTATTCCATTCTTGATACTTTCAGGTAAATCGTAGCATCCAATCTTGCTATCGTTTACGTATTCGGCTAACTTGAAGTAACACTGGGTTTTTAAGTTTGCATAATTGTGTATCTTTTTAGACCCCTTTGTTTCCTTTGGAGCTGAATTATTTACAAATCCCTTTACGTTAGGTATAAAGTCTACTACTCCGCCACCTACTCCGTCTTCATCTATTATTATATTGCTTGCTGGAACTTTCCACATAAATGATTGTTTTTTAAGTTCATCTACTACTTCTTTGACTGAGGATTTATCTTTTTCTATTATTTTCATAATCATTAGACCTCTCCAAATCATAATTACTGTCTTATCTCCACCGAATCTAGCTACATCACAAGAAATATACATCTTTTCTCTAGGTGCTTCTACATAATCATTTGTAAAAATGTCAATTATTCTGTCGTATTCAAATAACTTTGCTGGGTCATCATCGTATTCCCAATTACCATTTAACAATCTTTCACGATTTACTGTGTCTAGTTTTTTAAGATTTTCAATATAATGGTCTGAAATAAAAGGATTATCGTACACACTCGCTGGGATATATGCCTTAAATGGCTCCAGAGCTCCGTCACGCCACTTTTTATAGAACTCTCTATAAACAAACGTCTTACAAGGATTTGACCCCATAAATAGCTTAGGAACAAGCTTATATTCATCTAATTTGAATCTTATACGACTTCTCATTATTTGGTATGCTTGTTCTGTTATTTCACCCATTTCATCAATAAAACCATCAGTGTACTCTGTACTACCAAGAGACACAAATTCTGGATCGCTTGGATATAAAAATAAGTCTCTTAAGTATTCTTCGGACCCATTCCAGAATTTAATTACACCTGTCTGAGCATTGTATTTATAGTGTACATCATGTTTTAATCCTAACTTTGTGCATACTTCGAAAAATGTAAGAAGTGTACTTTCTTTTAGGCTTTTAAGTCTGGCTCGAGCAAGAAAGCCTCTACTTCCTGGGTATTGAATCCTTCTTTTTACTTGCCACAAACAACCGGTAAAAGATTTAGACCCTCCTGCTGCTCCACCTGCAAATACTTCAGTGTTTTCGGTATTTTCTAGTACTTTAAGTATTTCCTTCTGTTTCGGGCTTATCTTCAGATTTACCACTCTTTATTTCCTCCACAGGTGTTTCTATTAAATTAATAGTTATTCCTTCAA